GTAATTCATAAGTGGGTGGGGTTACACAGACACCTCCTGCCGGGCAGCCAATAATGATTGCTACATTACGGCCTTCTTCCTGACGTTGTTCCAACCAATGTTTTTGTAGTTCGGATAAATTGAATATTACGGTGCCTCTAACAGGGTTTTTAGGCACATACTTATATTCAACCCATAAATCATTTTTGAAACCACTGTACCATACATCAGGAACCCCTCCGGTAAAGGGGTTATTCATTTTGCATCGGTATAGTGATGGCGGAAGGTGTCTGTGTACACTTGCTATAAAACTTGTCTCTGGTTTAGCTGCCATGCGTGAGCCGATTGAGATACCACATGGCTTTTTGTAAATCTTCTATGCCTTCTTTGTGTTGTTCGCGCCAAGTGTATTTTAAGACGTTACCTTTGCAGTAGCCACGAAACTCTTCAGAGGTGAGGGCCGCAGCGATCGCATCAATACATTCGATGTCACCTGTAGTGTAATGTGGTGGACTATTGACCATGTCGACCGGTCCAACTTCGGTATTGACTGTCTTGATTTTAGTCATTTCAGAGAAAATCCTTTCTTGTAGTTGTGCGAGCCGGTTACGGTTCCGGCGACAAGATTAGTTAATCTGTCCGTTATAGTTCTACGCTTTATGCTGCCGGCGCAGTCAGTGCTGCCAGTTGTGCCTCATAGCTTTCCAAAGCTTTGATGGTGGCATTCAGGTCTTTGTCGGCCAGTTTCATTGCTGCTGCGTGAGCTTTTTCAGCAGCCTTCTTGTTAGCGGTGCTGATTTTTACTGCAGCCTTAGCCTCCTTGATAGTGGCTTTCAGACCTGTAATCATGTTTTTCTTTTCTTCTTTACTCAGAACTGCGGATTGTGTGCGTGCCATGTTCAGTTACTCCTTGGTTAAAGTTTGTTGATACAGTTTTGTTGCTTGAGCTTGTAACTGGGAGACCATGTGCTTACGACGTCGGCTCCCAAGTTCAAGTTTCAGGGCGGCAAGAACCTCCGCTTCCGTCAGACGAGGTATGACTTCCCGAGCCCGACGGACGGAGGATAAAGCTTCATTTATAAGCCAGGTGTTCACGCAGCCTTACGCGCGGATACAGGGCCTTTTCCCTTGGCCTTAACCGGCGCCGCGACCTCGAATGAGGACACATCCGGCTCTTGCTGCAGGCGATGCATAGCCTCTTCTTTCCGCGCCCATGCTGCAGCCAGTTGTGCTTGGTTGCAGGGGATAGGATTCCCGAAGACCAACGAACTATAGGTCTGGTTCGGATCGAAGGCGATGGTTGTGATGACACCACGCGGCGGGCGCTGAAAGCTGCGGGCTACGCTTGCCACGTAGTTGTCGAAGCGTTTCAGGGCCGTCGGGGTGACGTTCAGAAGCATCAGCGGTGAATCGCTTTCACCATCAGGCGCCATGACTGCGAGGATGCGTTCATTCTTGCAGGCTTTGCCACTGCCGGCAGGTGCGCTATTCCAGGCGTTGGCCCAGCATGAAGCACAGTCTTCACATTGCTTATCAGGACTGTTGGGGCTCGGTATCATGCCGGTAGCTTCCACGCTAATAGCAAAGCAGTTAGGCGGTACAGGGACTTTCGGATTCCAAGGCTTGTCGTAGTACGAGTTCCTATTGATAAAGTCGACAATGATGACACTGAGCTCGTCTGCGCTGTCACCATTAGGGAGCGTGAACAGTTTGTCCTTGGTCTTGATCATGTCGCCACCATGGGTCTGCAGACGTGTCTGGAAAGTGGCGAGTTCAGCGGCCATCTGTTCGTTAATGTCAGCGGGCAGATTTGCTTTCGCGGTTGCGACTTGGGTGTTGCTTTTTCTGGCAGTTGCCATTTTGATTACTCCTAGCATTAGATTATCTTAGAAACTTAGAGAACTTGTACGTCGGGCGATTCCACTAAACTTTGTAAGTTTCGTCCTACGCTGAACCTATACTCCGCAGGTTCAGATTGCGCTTGGTGAACGGCACCAAGCCCGGCACTTTGCCCTTGAGTTCCAGAATCTCACGGAACGCAGTGGCAGAGATTCTATTTTCCAGCAGCTGCCAGTATCCAGTTTTCTTGATATAGGCGTGGAGTTTGTCACGGGCGGCTGGATCATCTGGGTCGAATTGACCAACAATGACTTCGGTAATACTGGCACTGGCTTTTTTGCCTTCACCTTTACGAGTTTCTTCTTTGTCCAGACGTTCGATGATCTGGGCTTGAAGTGTGTCAAAGGCGGCTTCGATCACTTTGATCTTGGCGGCTAGGTCACGCTTTTGTTCGCGCAGATCGTTAAGGTTGTCGATCATGCTGCCTAGGGTTGGCTCTTTGGCAGGCGTAAGTTTGATTTTGGCAGATTTGATAGAGGTAGACATGTTGTTTCCTTGAATGTGACAAATTGTATCAGGTTATTTGACAGATTACTATAGCGAGTTAAGCAGTTTAATTGCATGTAAGGCTTGGTACGTTGCGTCGTCGAGCGCGTTGTGGGCGATACCTACAGAGTCTTGCGTGACTTTCGGGTACAAATTCCGTAATGTGCGGTAGCAGCGATCCGCCTTGTAACTCCAGGGACGCTTAATCCCTGTTAAGCGGTATGCGTTGGACAGAATTACGTTATCAAAGGTCGCACCGTTGCCCCAGAATAGAGCGTCTTTTGGATACCAATTAGCAAATGCCTCAAGAGCTGCTTTGAGAGGTTCACCGCCGTCCTTAAAAGCTGCTTTTGCTTCAACGGATTGTTTCATCCACCACATTACAGTGCTCGCGTCGATTTCCAATCCGGCGTCTACACTGCTCTGCGCATCAACTGTCGTGTAGAACGCGCGGCCAAGTTTGCCTGTCTTTGCATCGAATTCAATAGCACCGATAGAAATGATCGCAGCCAAACTACCATTACCCAGTGTTTCTAAATCAACCATTACGTTCTTCATAATTTACTCCCATGTCTTGCAGCATTGAAATTGTTTCTTTAATGTACCAGTCGTAGTCCAAGTCGTCCGGTAGTTTATCTGGCAGCGTCATGCAGAGCTGCGCGCCATCAGTCTTTGGTACTTTATTTCCTGATCCTACATAGCTGATAGGGGGCTGCTCCTTGGTGCTCATGTACCAACGCGCCACGCGGCCAAACGGTGTGCCACCCATGCCGACTTCCACGGGCTTTGGTCGTGAGACTCTTTTTTCAACGTGTCCGTCCTCCCATTGCGGTCGATACCAGGCGCGTGGTTTACCAAGCCAATCATCCACCATAACGGTGTGTGTGTGCTGAATGCCTCCTCCTTTGACGTTACGAATTGCCACGAAATCTTTCATGTCAGTGTAGTCTTTGATGTTGAATGAACCTTTAGTGAGGTAGTCGACTGCCATATTAGCGCAGACTTCCATAGCAGGATTTTTCATCAGAAATAGCGAGTTCTTTTTCGGGTCATTTGAGGCATACAGCCCCTTGCGCTTCGCCTTGCCAGATGTCGTAATGGCAATGTAGTTGTTAACGTCTTTCATGGCGATGCAACTATAGGGTGTTTCCTCGTATTCAAAGCCGGTGTATTTTATGTTCTGGCTGAATACCTTTAGCACTTTGTCGCGCGCAGCTGGTGTGTAGCCTACTGTGATGCCGTCTGTATTGGCCGAATAAACTTCTACACCAGGTATGCGTTCGAGGCGGTCAATCAGACACAGCAGGTTAAGTTGCCCGGTGATGGTTACGGCCAGCATCACATCTGGTGAATAAAACACCGAGTAGATGCTGCCCAGCTTACCGAATGTCCCATTCAGAACGATCTTAAGACTGTCTGCGACGGCTTTGTTGCCTGCTGCTTTTGCTGCGATACGTTGATGATAAATGTCAGCGTAAACATCAAGGAATCGTTGGCCTAGATTACCTGGTAGGCGGGGAATCAGGTTGCACTTCATCATGATGTTCGGATAGTACGAAGCTACATCAAAGTCACTGATGAGCAGTTCTTCACTAGCTCTTTTGTAAAATTGCACGTCATGTGTGCTATGCAAGCCACCCATGCCGATTTGATAAACGCCCTTGCCAAGTACGAAAGGCTCCTCCATCCATGCGGCTGGCTCGGGTGAGCCATTTTTTGGGTTAATCTTGAAGTGTGTCTGCTCGAACCTATTGATGAGGTCCAGCAGCGCGGGGCTCTTGGTACGGATAATATCAGGTGCTTGGTAGCCTACCAGTTGAGGTATGTGTTTTTGCACCTTGCCGATACCGAGTTCTTGTTTGAGAATAAGTTCGGCTGCTTGAGCGTCACTTCTGCTACGTAAGTCGATACCGTGCTGTTTGCCGAGCTCAACTCGTAGGTTAAGTGACTGCTTGAGTTCGTTAAATAGAGCCTCAGTTACACCCAAATCGTTGATACAGTAGTTCTCACACTCTTGGTACTGAGATGGCTTCAGGTCTACGTTGTGCGGAAAAGGCATATCTACCATGGTGCGGTAGCCTAGGCGGCCAGCGTAGGTTTTAAGTGAAATCATCACACCCGGTGCAGTTTCGATCAGGTCAATATGGTCGAAGTCGATAAACTCGATGCCGAAGTCGTTGTAAGTCTGCCATGCGCGCATTTCCTGCTCAATTATTTGGCTGGCTGTTTCCTTGAGCCAGAGTGCGTCGGCCCCTTGTACGGCAGCGCAGAGTAGAGGGGCGTCGAAGTTAATACCGTTAAATGAAACCCAGGTGTAATTCGGATTGAGTAGACGCTTATGCAGCGACTTCATGTGTCCACGTTTGTGCATCCAGAATGCTTCAGTTTCACCTGTCTCTACAATCTTGGTGCAGACCAGGAAGATTGGTTTGTTCTTGCCGATGGCTTCAACGTCGAAGACGATGTGCTGTTTCATATTACCCCTAACCAAATTAACAGGCCGCGAATTACACCAAGCGGAAATATGAATATGTCTATTCCAATCATGAGCGCGCGAGAGTGTATCAGATCAGTAATAACGGCTGTGCACCATGCTGCGAGCATTGCCCAGCCTAGAAGTTTATCCATTATGTTCTCCGCGTATTTATTTTCATGATGTCAATATCCTCAGCTCGTCGAGCAAAGCGCTCATTCTGCCGTCTTTTTCATTCAGTACCATCCAGACCTTTTCATCTACGGTATCTTTAGCCACCACCACGATCGTTTCAGTTTTCTCAGTCTGACCGATGCGGTGCACACGTTTCCATCCCTGAGCAAAGTGTTCAAGGTTTGGCGTAGGCGATGCCCAGATCGTCGCTGTGCCTTTGGTTAATGTCAGACCGTGGCCGGCGCTTTGCGGATGAGCAAACAGAACGTCGTAAAGACCTGCTTGGAAGTCTTTGACGATTTGGACACGTTCGTTTTTCTTGGTGGCGCCGTCATAAATGGCAAAGTTGAGTCCGCGTCGGTCGGCTTCAGCAGCAAGAAGATCGCGCTGGTGTTGCCAATTAAAAAATACAACGGAATGTTGTCGCGCCTCAACTAGATCAAGAACAAGCTCGTATCGTCCGGTGTCGAGAAGTTGGTAGTTACCCTCGGCGTCATAGACTGCACCGGATGCAATTTGCAGCAGCTTTGTGTACACCACGCCCCCGTTGATCGCCGTGATAACCGTATTCTTAAGCAGGAGTAACTGCTCTTTTTCCATCTCTGCATAATTGTTTCTGTGAGATTTTGTCAGAGTGTATGGCACGGAATAACGATGGTTAGCTGGGATGTCCACGCAATCTTCAAAGCGATGGCGTATTACGATATCTTTGAGTAGGGCGCCGACGATACTTTCTATGCCTGGTCGGTCTACCCACTTTACCATATTAGCCGCTGGGCCAACTTGTTTGGGGGTGCAGGCCGCCGCACGGAAGCCGAAGAAACTTTTGCCTAGGCGTTCACCCTGATCGAGGATAAAGACTTGGTGCCAGATGTCTGCGATACCGTTACTGGTCGGTGTACCTGTCATCAGGCGACGATAGGTGAAGTGTTTGGCAATTTTGGCAGCAGCTTTACTACGTGCGCTAGTTCTATGTTTTAGTGATGTCGATTCATCTACGACCAAAGTGTCGAACTCCTTGAAGAATCCATTGGGTCGTTTGCTTAACCACACCAGTGCATCAGTATTTGTTATGTAAGCGTCGGCTGGCATGTTGAAAGCTTTTTCGCGGTTTTCTGCATAGGCACAGACGACTGCCATGTCGGGTGCGAATTTTTGAAAGTCTTCGCGCCAGGCACTGTCGAGTAGTGACTTGGGCGCGATGATTAGCGCTTTGCCACCTTTCTTGCGGCGACGGGCGGCAAAGTCATCAATCTGGACTCTTGTTTTACCCGTACCTGGATCACTGGTATCGAAAATCAGCTTGGACTTTGCCATACGTTTTAGACTGATTTTTTGATGCGCCATGGTAGGTTGAATTTTCATAGTTACTAAGTCTCTTTAGAAGGTGCGAGAGTGTACTACGTTTCAATAATGATATGGAAGTTTAGCTACGTTAGACTTATCGCTTCAGCGCTTCAACTACGTCATCGCCGAACACTTTATACGTGTAATCTTCATAAAATAATATCATCAGTCGGCCTACTTCCCGCATGTCTTCCTTACATATGGCAACCCGCAGGCGCTCCAAGTCAACAATTGATGTATCCTGGATTGCATCCACCAGAGTTACTACCGTGCCGCGTTCGTTGCAAAGTTCTTGAATCATCATGATTTCTCCAATCAGGTAATGGGCGATATTCATACTTCCACCGTGATGCAGATAGAATCTAGTTCAATCGTCACTAAGTGTTCTGTAACAGTTATATGCGGCTTAGACTTGGCTTGGTGAGATTCCGTCTGTGGTCGTACTTTTACATGTGGTACAGAAGTGGATTCTGTCCGCGGCTTCGGCATCTTACCGCCCTTCGCTATCTCGTATGCATACTTCACTTGCGATCCTGGTACGACACAAGGAACCCGTGTCAACTGCCCAGCTCGCCATAAGTCAGACAGTACCTGGCTAAGTTTCCCGCGGTCTGGACACACCTCCTGCATCTCAGGAACATCGAACAGATCGAGTACGTTAGTCGGGGTATCGAGTGTTTCCAGGATTGAGATAACGCGGTTTTGAATGAGCGCGATTTGTGTAATTTGGTTCATGGTAGTCTCCTAGCTGAATAATTGATCTGCAGAGTCGGATGAAAGGAATTTTATATTTTCAAGGAGCGTATTCCAGCGCATACGTCCGTTTTCCCAACTTACATCGACACAGCCATAGGAAGGTCTACCTGCAACAACTCCCATGTCTCCTACCTCATAACCAGGATTGTTAGGGTTTGGGGAACGCTTTGTAGCGATTACTTTAGCCCCTTTGAAAAGGCGCGGGTCGTTTTGATCTATCGGCATAGTAGCCTCCTAGCTAAATAATTGATCTGCAGGGTCGGACGAGAGGAAGTTTACATTTTCGAGGCACGTATTCCAGCGCATATGTCCATTTTCCCAATTTATATCGGCATATCCATGGATAGGTATATCGGCAATAACGCCTCTGTCTCCTACATCATAACCAGGATTGTTAGGGTTTGAGGAACGCTTTATAGCGATTACTCTAGCCCCTATGAAAAGGTGCGGGTCGTTTTGATCTATCGGCATGGTAATCTCCTATGCAAATAACGGATCGACGGGCGCTTCTTGACGTTTGCCTACCTCAGCCCCTTCGGTGAATATGCGACCGTCGCCTAAGTACCACGTAAAGTTCCGTTGGTAAATGCGGGCGTCGGTGTACCTGTTAATTCTGTCCTTCGTGGTAGGTGAGTACCAGCGACCGGGATGAATAGTGATACGTCCGTCGGGATAGAATCTAATAATGTCAGTGCGATGCAACTGGATCGCCAGGTAATCACCTCTGTCAAAAATACGGGTATTGTTTTCTATCGGTTTACCGTTAGCGCGATTACGTGCCGTGTTAAGCAAGTTTCTTGCTTGTGAATAGTCCATTACGTCCTCCTATGAAAAAAGTAAGTATGCAGGATTCACAGTTGTACGTTCGAAGCGAGCTTCACTGAAAGTTACGCCGATTAGCTGAGTGCCTGCTTCATTAGTGCTGAATCTTGATGGTGTCACTAGCTCCATGTCGATACAGGGACGTATTACGCCGCCCGTATATTTGCGCATATATTTTTTCAATACCGTGAATACGACCCCGTGGAATCCAGAAGCGGTTTCATTGCTTTTCGTGAACCGGAGGGTGTCTCCTTCCTGAATCTCGTTAAATCTAATCATGTCACACCTCCAGCGTAAGCGGAACTACATACCAGAGCGAGTCGTCGAGCGCTGCACGACCCCAGTCTTTTGCTTCTTTCTTACTGGTGAACGGGCCGTAGATTACAGCAGGTGTGTCACCCGCTACGATGCAGTATTGACGATCGAGGCGTTCACCATTAACGCCAAACCCTGATACTTCCATGAACCGTGACAACTTCGACTCGATGCGAATGAGCCTGCTATGTACTTCGTCAATGTCTTTATTTGTTAGCATTTTTTAACCCCTTCTTCGGATGGAAGTGCGCATGTATTACAGCGGCCACTTCGTCGCCATCCCACATGCAGGCGCTTTCGAGCTGTGACAAACTCATGTTGCGCAAACGCTCTATGGTTAGCGGTTTGGTTCTCGTGCGCCTGGTACCCCAGTCATATCCTGTATAAACAGGCGGGATATAAATTTCCTTCGGGTCACGTACTGAGGGTAAACTCTCCCAGTCAATTTTAACTACGGCGTCACGTAGTGCATGTAAGTGCGCCACATCCAGCCATTCGCTCGGCCCATGCTCGTTGTAGTATCCGCAGCTCAGGTTTGTACATTCGGGAATAGTATCCCGGTAGTTCGCCGTATCGGTGAAGCTACCCGTTGCTGCTGCATACGTCAGCCCCTGCTCCTTGAGCTGCGCTGACAGGGCCTTGACAAAGATATCTGAGCAGCACCTTCCGCCGCGTTGGTGGTCGATGATGTCGCCCGTACCCTTTCTGTCGAACGCCACAGCACGTTTGAACCGTCCCAGGAACTCGGTGTTGAACGAAAGCGAACGACTACCAAGCCCACCTATTTCTTCGCTGTGATGGAACACGTAGGTCCCCGGCACGTTGGCGTCGATCATCTCAAGGAGCAAGTACATCCCCGCCCCATCGTCAGCCCCCAGGCAGTCGCGGTCGTAGGTTCCAAACACCGCCAACTGACTGTACGAATCAATCGGCGGCTTGATCAACGGTGCGTTGTCCAAGTGCACGCTCTCGAAGTTTTCATCGTATACAAGGCGCTGCACCCCTGGCTTGGAATGTACTGTGTCGGTGTGGCATGAGAATAATGTAGCGGATTCCCCGACCTTGATTACTACGTTACCATTCATCAAGGTGTGCGGATATTTGTCCGTGATTACTTCCTTGATAACGAACGCCTCCGATGTTGATCCCGCCGGACGCCGATGGCTCAGGATTTTAATAAGTCTGTCCATGATGGTTCCTTTAAGTAAATAACTCGTCTGCAGGATTGCGGTGGCTGAGATTTTTCAATTCGTTTTTATCTACCATGTAGTTGATACGGTTTCTAGTGTCGAAATTTATTCGTACTGATCCTGGATACACGGCTGCGTCATTGAAAAGGAGCGGCACGACTACCCCCTCATCCCCGTCCACATAGTCACCGTATACGCACCTACGCTCGTCCAGGGAGACGCGCACCCTGTCACCTACTCTAAATTCAGGCATGTCGATCTCCTTTATTCAGTATCCAGCTGGTTGCGAATACCCCAGATCGGGTCAAACTTCGACCGCAGCGCTTCTGCTAGCTGGTTGTTCGGCAAATTGAGCAGGTAGTACACAGTGGCCCACGCTTCGGCACGTATAATGCCCGCCCGGCTCTTGGAGCTCACCACGTCTTGCAGAAACGCCCTCAGCGTTTGCGTTTCCATCTTGTCCGGCACGCAGTGCGGATGGTACAGTGCCTTGGAATATGCGTCCCCACCTACGCGCCAGGTATTGGTTCGGATTTCATCCGGCGTTGCGAATACCCGTACACCGTCTTTGACTCCACAGCAGAACGCCCCGTTTGCGTTCCGGATAAACCCTCCCTTGTGGTGCGACAGTGCGTTGTTTCTATGTGTCCACTCCCCGGAGCGGAGCTGTACTAATCCGAGAGCTTCTTTATCTACGGTATTAAGGTATCGACGCCCGTCGATGATTATGGTGTTTTCTCGCAGAGCATACATATCTATTGAGTCACTAATACGTGTCGCTACGTAGTGTGTATCCCTACAGTTCGCGCAAACTTTCCATCCTCCATGCACCGGAGTGAGTTTGCGTGGGCTAAACATATCTCCACAGCAAACACAGAGTTCATGTCCAGCAGGGTTTTCGATATACACCCTGCCTTCACGGGTATTCGCAACGCCATCCGCACCTCGTGCTATGCGGACGTAATCTCCGTCGAGCCTCACCGTTTGCACGGGAGTATCGAGATATGGCAGGATGTAGAAATCTGGTTTTCCCGGCGCCGGCAATTTCAGCAACCGGGCGCCATCGAGTCCTAGTGCGTTACTCCCGCCGCTGTATTCATCTACGAACCCCATTTCCTTGAGCCGGGTAGCAAGCACCGTGTCCCCGTACACGCGAGTGAATCTTGGGGGTGTTACTCCGATATGGCAGACAGTTCGAGCATTGATTCGCCCATCCCGCCTGGTATACGCCACGACAGTGTCCGGTCCCGCATACGCACGAACCGGGTGGACGCCTCCGGTATTCACCTTCCAATACTGCATTTGATCCGCTCTACCGTCCATGCAGCTTTGTGGTCCGTTGAGGTAAACCTCTTCGATCTCGTCTTCGGTAGAGGCCCAGAGTATCAGGCCCTCTTCGCACTTCTCGCGGTGCCGGTCTACCCACTTCTTGATTGCCTCGTTGTCGAGGTGTTCGGCATAGTGCTTCGTCAAATACTTGCCCACTTTCATTCGAATTTGTACGTCTTGCCGCCCTTTTTCAGGGTTCGGCGTGTACGCGATCATACTGTTGTCCTCGTCGCTCACGTGGACGAAGTGAAGCGGGTTTACCCACGGTTCGGCGGCAAACACTACCGGCGTGTACGTATGTATAACTGCCTTCAGTTTGGCGTTGTCCGAACTACGAATGAGCTCGCGCCAAATCCAGAAGTTTTCTTCATTGGGCCCGGCGTTGCCTGCGAGTTCGTAGTATTTGACTACCTTCTCATACGCGGGCCGGAAACCGCAGGTGGTGGGGAATGTCCAGAATGAATCCAGCCATTCGGTGTATTGTTCAAGGGTTGTTACTTTATTTTTGCTCATTTTAAGCTCCTAACTAAATAATTGATCGGACGCGCTAGGAATGCGCGGGTATCGTTCGAAGTATTTTACGTTTATAGGGAGTTGTGCCCCTATCTCACACCCTAAGCTATAGGTTCCATCGGCTAGCTCGATGAGTTCAATGAATTCGAATATGTAGTGTGTATTCGAATGTCCGCAACGACGAGTAGCTCGGGCAACTAGCCCTACCCAGAAAGAGAAAGTCGGGTCTGCAAATACGTACAGGTCGCCAGGAACGATATCATCTACTGTTAGTTTAGACATATCGGCTCCTAACTAAATAATTGATCTGACGCACTAGGAATGAGTGGGTATCGTTCGAAGTAGGTTACTTTTAGGGGAAGTTGCGCGCCTACTTCATACCCTAAACTACGAGCTCCATCGGCTAGTTCAATGATTTCGAATTCGTAGACTTTATTTGAAAGTCCGCTACGACGAACAGCTCGGGTAACTAGCCCTATCCAGGAAGGGAAATCCGGGTCTGTAAATACGTACAGTTCGTCAGGGACGATATCATCTACTGTCAGCTTAGACATACTGACTCCTAAATAAAAGGCGGGGTGCTCATAACACCCCGCCAAGGCCCAGGTAGACTACGGCAAAAGGGTGAGATCGTAGTCTACGAGGTCATCCGTAGTCAACGACACAAGTTTGTTCGTGTCGCTACGACGTACAAAAATTGCTTTTTCAGCGCCCACGGCAGCGCTGTTAATGCTTTCAACTACGCCGTCAAACTCAAACTTAGCACCACGCCAATGGACGCGATCACCTACTTCTACATCGCGTGCAGATGACACGAGTTGTTCCGGTGTGGGCTGTTCCGGCG